TTTGTCCTCCTCGCCGTCCACCGCGCGCCCGAACGTGTCGATCACCACCAGGCGCACCCCGAGGCCTTTCGCCATGCCGACGACCGCCCGGCCACCCTCGGCGGTGTCGAGCGGCGCCAGCGACGGCAACGAGGCGTAGTGGAGCCGTTTCAGCGCCTCGGGTTCGTCGTAGCCCATGTCGACGAGCCGCTCGACGACGGTATCGAGCGTCATCTCGTAATCCAGGTAGAGCACCTCGACCGCCTCCAACGGCCCGACGAGGCCGAGGCCGGTGGCGAGGCCCGCCGCTATCCACAGGGCGAGCAGCGACTTCCCGGTGCCACCCTTGGCGAACACGGCCACCGAGCCGGCGTCGGGTAACAGCGGCTCGGCGAGCCACCGGGCGGGATCGTCGCCCCGTCCATAGGCCTCGACCCAGTCCACGAGCGGCGTCGGCCACTCGCCCTCGGCGGCGGGCTTCGCCGCGGTCCGTCGGGATCGCAGCTCGTCGAAGAGGGCCAGCAGGTCGTCGGTCGTGGGTTCGTTCATCTGGTGACCCTTCGAATCGCTCGGCGTGCTTCCTGTTCTCCGATCAGCCCGGCGGCGACTCCCCGCTCCAACCGGCCGATCCATGTCGTGACGGCGTCCACGCCCCGGCTCTGCCCGCGGGTGCGGTCCCACACCGCCTTCCCTGCCTCGTCCAGGGCGTCGTAACGCGGGTGGCCGACACTGGTAGCCAGCCACGGCGGATCGAGCAGCACGGCGCGTTGTGCCGCCCTCAGACGGGCGACGGCTTGCTCGCACCACCAGCAGCCGGCGTCGGGTCGGCCGACCCACGAGGCGCCGCACGTCGCGCACACACGGTCCACGTAGCCGGCGCCGTGATCCGGCCGCGGGTAGCCGTCGGGCACTCACGCCACCACCTCGAGGAACATGCCGAGCCGGTCGGCGATCAGGTCGGCGTTGTCGGGGTAGAGCTCGATGCCGGTGGCGTCGCGGCCGCAGCCGTGGGCGACGGCGAGGGTGGTGCCGCTGCCGGCGAACGGGTCGAGGACGTGGCCGTTGCGCCAGGCGTCGTGCCCGCAATCAGTCCAGCCGAGGGTCACGTTTTCGGCGCTGGTCATCTGCCCTAGCTGAGCGGCACGCGAACCGCTGACTCTGCCGTGCTCGTCCGTGCTCATGTGTCCGACGCGAGCCCGGGCGGCCGCGTACTCGGGTGTCTGTCCAGTGATCCTCCGCGACGGTTCCCCGCACACGGTGCACACCCGTAGTGGGCAGAGCATTTCGACGAGTCGTTTGGCGAGGGTGGGGGGCCAGGTTGCGTAGTGGGCGCCGGGGTAGGGCTGGGTGGGCAGGACGAGGGTGGCGTGTCCGGTGGGGTCGTCGTCTTCCCACCAGTCAAGCGGCGGCGCACCGGCGGGATGACTCTCTGTCCGATCAACACCGGAGTCGGCGCGTTTGCTGTTACCAGACTTCGACGCCGAGTAACCGTTAGCGGAGTATCGCATGTCGTGTTCGTATGAGTTGCCCGGAGCACGTACGGCGTCCAAATCGAACCATCGTTTCGCGGAGGTGCAGGCGATGGTGATGTAGGAGGTCGCCGGGCGGACCTTGTCGCCGAGGGCGCCTACCGGCGGGTTGGGGCGTGCCCAGACGACGACGTTGCGGACCCGCCACCGTCCCGCCGGGCTGTCCGGTCCGTTGCGGTGCAGGACGTTGTGGCCGTAGGCGAGTGACAGCATGTACGCCTCGGGGATACCGGCGAGCGACTTGGCGAGCGGCCACGCTTCACCGTCTCTGCGTTGTCCGTTGCTGATTCCTGCGCTCTGAATCGTGCGACCGTCGGCGAGCTTCACGCGGTGCTCTTTGCGGGCCGCTGAGCCCTTGTATGCCGGTTGTCCTTCTCGTAGCCCGTTCTCGTTGTAGTCCCCACCGGCGCCACCGGAGCCGCTGTACGTGTCGCCGAGTTCGATGGCGATGGAGCCGTGCGGGGCGAGGACACGGCGAAACTGTGCGGTCAGCTCGAGCAGGGCGTCGATGAACGCGGCCGGGTTCGCCTCGGATCCCATCTCGGCGTCGTCGCCTCCGTATTTGCGTAGGGCGAGGAACGGCGGCGAACAGATGACGGCGTCCACCGTGCCGTCGGGTATCTCGCCGATGCGTTCGTTGACGTCGCCGACGAGGAGGCGGGCGGTCATGCCTCACTGCCGTCGGTAGGGGGCAGGGGCGACTCGTTGTTGGCTTGCCGCAGTAAGCAGCCGTAGCAGAGCCTCGGACCACCCCACGCTGGCTCGTAGTGGTCATCCCACGGCGTGGGCACGTAGACCCGACGGCAGTCAGCGCATGTCACATAATCGGCGTTAGGGGTCATGTCGCCTCGCGCCAGTAGGTCGCCCACGCGGCAGGTGTCAACACGACGCGCCACGTCCCGCCGCGGATCCGCACGAACGTCGCCGCGAACGTCGTGCCGGCGGTGACCGCCTGGGCGTCGGCTTCGAGCGGCTTGCGTACGAGGGCCACGGCGACGACGTCCGAGGAGCGGGAGACGACCTGGACGGTCGTGTTGGGCACGCCGTCCAGGTCTCCCTCGTCGTCGAAGCGTCCGGCGCCGAGTTTGCGCCGCACCGGCACGCCGAGCAGGTCGGCGATCAACGTCGCCGCCTCCCGCTCGGCCGTGTCGCCTTTGCGCTTCGACGAGTTGGTCATCGGCCTTAGGGCCCCACGATCAGGGCGCGGATGCGATCAACGCTGACGTCCTGCGGCATGCCGAAGGTCCGTACGTCGTGTTCATAATCGAGCCATGCAATGGCGAGCGGAATGTTGCCGGCCGCCGTTGCGTTCTCGGCCGCTGCTCGAGCCCACCCCTGGATTCGCACACGTTCGGTGCTGTGTTGCACGAACCGGACGTGATCACCGAGCAGCGCGAACAGGCCAGCCGCGGGATCGAGCAGATTACCGTCGTCGTCCTTGAGCACCGTCGGCGAACCCTTGATGTCGCGGTAGCCGAAGTACCAACCGGAGAACACGCGCTTGGGGTCGCCTGGCTTTAGGCCCTGCTCGGCCTCACGGCGGGACTTGTTGTTGACATGGGCGCGGGTGGCGCGGACACGCTCGCCGTCCGGCAAGCCCCTGCCCGTCAGCCAGTGTGGACGCAGCGCGGCAGCGATCTCGTTGTCCCTGAGATCGACGATCCCCGGCGGTTGCTGCGCCATGTAGAACCCGATCAGCTGCCAACCGTCGGCGTTGCGGTCGCGCTTCTTGGGCGGAGGCGGACTGATGGGGAAGCCACGGCGACTCATCCCGCGCCCCCTTCGGTGGCAACGAGATCCTTCATCTCCTTGTCCCAATCAGTGACGACGACCTCACCGATGAGCATCTGGCCCAGCAGCGTCATCGCCAGGCGCGCCATCGGACTCGGCGCGTACTTGCCGGCCTCCTTGGCGACGTAGTGGGAGGCGATGACGGCTGCCGCCGAGATCACCTTGTCGTCGGTGAACTCCGATCTCGACGAGTCACCAGTACTAGATGTAGTACTAGATGTAGTACTGAACTCTGTCCTGACGACTGCCGCCGTTGGTTGTGTTCCTTCCAATCGGCAACGGCGAATAAGGTCGGCTGTCGCCTCCGCTGTTGCTCCGACGCTGCATGCCGTGAACACCACCGACCACGGCACAGACCGCAAAGTGTTGGAATCACGTTTAGTGGCCGAGTGCGCCATCTTGCCAACGACGGCTCGATTTCTGATCGTGTGCCACGCGAGTTCAACACCGGCATCCACTAGTTCGAGACGGATCTCCTCGATGATCGGACCGGATGTGATGTTCTTATAGGTCGGATCGCGGTCGAAGGCCTCCTCGGCCATCGCCCAGATCATCGACCAGGCCGATGACTCCTCGGCCTTGGCTGCGGCAACGGTGCGCTTCCAGTTCTTCGCCATCAGAACGGCTCCTCATCGACCACAGTCGTCGCCGCGGTGCGCTGGGCGTGGTAAGCGAGGAACCGTTCACCGACGGCGCGGTCGGCGTCGGTGGCGACGTCGAGTTTCCACGGCGCCGACTGCCCGGCCTTCGCCTGGCCTCGGGCGAGACGCCCGAGCACCTGCTGTCCGACCGAGCTGCGGAGCTGACCGATCAACACTCGCCCGAAGATCAGCGCGTCGACGTACTCGTCACCCTTGTGCGCGCCGTCGAGCACGAAGACGTCGGCGCGGATCGGCGATGCCGGCCCGAAGCTCGTCTGAATCTCGTCGACTTGCTCGTGGACGTCGAGCATCAGTAGCGAGCCGATAACCTCGTCGAGCGGTACACCGGTCGTGTTACTGGGGTCCTTGAAAGGCATAACTGTCTCCTTGTTGGCTTGTTGGCTTGGGTCAGACGGGAACGAGGCGCATGGCCGGGCCCGAGCAGTCGGCCACGAGGCGTCCGGCGCAGAGATCGGCCGCGGCGGTGACGAAGGCCTTGGCCTCCTCCGCGCCCATCGCGCCGACGGCATGGCCGACGGTGATCGTCGGGAACAACGGCGCGTCCGAGTCCGTTGCTCGAGCAACGAGGGCGCGCACGGCGTCGGGATCGTCGACGCCTCCCTCGGCGAGCAGGATCAGTGCGGCGTAGAGCCAGTAGCGGCGGAAGCTGCGCGAGTCCTTCAGGCGGAAGCCGACACCGGCGCGGCGCGCCTCGGCCTCGATCGTCGCCGCCCAGAACTGCGACGCCGGTGCCAGCGCCTCGTAGCGGGCGCGCACCTTGGTGTAACGCTCGTCGTCGATCGTGTCGCCCTCGTCGTGGTCGTGGCCGAGTTGCTGGACGACGTCGCCGAGGGTGATGGGCAACTCGCCCTCGCAGATGCCGCACGCCTCGTGGCACCACACGCCGTGCGGGCAGCGATCCTCTTCCTCCTGACAAATGACGCACATCTCGTCGTACGACTTCCCGTGCGGGCACGGGTCGTCCTGAACGGCAACCTCGGCGGCCGCCCCCCTCGAGGGGTGACGTCGTTGCGCCTCGACAACCGGTGCAGCCGTCACCAGCGGGGTGATCCAGCGCTTCGCCTCGCGGCGCACGGCGCGGATCTCGTTGGCGAGTTGGGCGGCGCGGTAGCCGGCCACCAGGTCGATCTCGTACAACGTGCACACGCCCTTACCGGCGGGCAGGTGCACGATGATGCCCGTCGCGAGATCGATCGGCGGCGTGTCGAGCCGCTCGCCGTGCTCGACGTCGTAGAGCAAACCGTGGGCGTAGGCGGCGAGCTGCGCTCCCCAGCCGAGCCCGCCGTAGTCGACGGACCCGCCGGTCTTCAGATCGGCGATTATGTTCCGGCCGTCGGCCGAGCGAAGGATGCGGTCGGGTGTGCCGGCGGTGAGCAGTTCGTCGCACACCATGCGGCACTCGATCCAGCGCGGGTCGATGTCGAAGCCGGCTGCCGCGACGGCGTTCACGTAGGCGGCGATGTCGGCTTCATACGGGCCAGCGATCAGCGGCAGGTTCCGGTCGACGATCTCGGTCATGCGATGCACGGCCGTGCCGATGTCGGCGGCCTTGTTCGCCAGGGCGACCTCGGCGGCCGCCTCGTGGATCTTGTTGGCCGCGTTCTTCTTCGCCTTGTCCCACGTCGAGGGGTCGCCGCCGAGGGCGATCACCCGAGCCACGAGCGAGGGATCGCGGGCCATGCCGAAGACGACATTGCGGCGCGCCCACATCTCGAGGTTGAACGTGTCCTCGACCGTCTTCGCCGCCGCGCTGGCGCGCGTGTAGGCGATCGGCTTCCCGCCGCCGACCGGCACGATCAGCGGGCGTCCCCATTGGTCGCGCACGAAGTCGAGCACCTCGGTCGCCGGATCGGTGAGTGTGCTCACTGCTGCCCGAGCATCCACGCGTCGAGCTCGGCGTAGAAGTAGCGGACGATGCCGTTTCTCTTGTGGAACGGCGGACCGTTACCCCTGGACCGGCGCATGCGTAGGGCGTGCTCGGTCATGTCGAGGTATTCAGCGGCACCTCGGGTGTCGGTGAAGCCAGTCTTTCGTTCGGGGCGCGACAAAGCAGCAGCCTCCACGGGGGTCTCCTCCCAATCCGCAAAACCTGGTCGACGAGTCCGGGGTCCAGGGGCTCGGGGTTACGTCAACTTTGGCACCTGTTATGGCCTGTGACAAGGCCAACACGCAGAGTGTTACCTCTTGTGACACAACAATCGCCTGACGTGCGACAACGTTGTCAAGTCAGGTCACCCGAACCAGGGTGCGTCAACCTAGGTTGAGAAGCGATTGGTTCTTGACATATCCGACCCGGTCAGTGTGCAATGTCAACCGACGTTGAAGCCCGCCATCCGAAAGGCCTTACCCAGTGCGAAGATCGCGTAACCTGCACGTTCCGAAGGTTTCAACGAAACGGGAGAACCTGGTGGCGCGTCGACGCCACATCGACGATTGGCGGACTTGGATGCGTGACCTCGCGCGACGACAGCGCCGCGTCGACGAGGAACGCTTCCAAGCCGTCGTCCAGGCCCGCCGCGAGGGCGTGTCGTGGGCCAATATCGCCGAGATCCTCGAGATATCGGTGCAGGCGGCACACAAGCGCTACAAGGATCGGGTCGACGAGTGGATGGACGCCCACGGCAACGGGGAGGTCATGTGAGCTTCTACGGGCTTGACCATCAGCCGATCGGCTCGGACGAGGGCGGGCGACTGCTCGGCGACGCGGATGCTCGCCGTGTCGCACGGACCGAGGTCGGCGACGCAGTCGTGTCGACGGTGTTCCTCGTCATCGATCACAACTGGGGTGACGGTCCACCGTTGCTGTACGAGACGATGGTCTTCCGCGACGGCGACTGGGTAGGCGAAGATCAGTGGCGGTACTCCACGCGTGCGGCCGCTCTCGCCGGCCACGAGGAAGCCGTCGCAACACTGCGCGCGACACCATGACTGAGTCGAACGGAATCCGCCAGCTCGCTTCCGGCCGCTATCAGGCCCGCTATCGGTTCGCTCCCGGCCCGCGGGGGACGCGCACGGCGACCTTCGACAACCGGCGCGACGCGAAGACGTGGCTCGTGTCGCAGGAAGCGTCACTCCACGCCGGCGTCGGTATCGACCCACGGTTGAGCCGCACCCTCATGGCCGACTGGTGGGAGACGTGGCTGGTTCGCCGGTCGTGGCGCTCGGTCGGCACCCGTGAGCAGTACCGGCGCAAGTGGCGGACCATGCTCGCTCCGACGTTCGGGCCTCGACGTCTACGTGATGTCGACGCGGCGATGGTGGAGCGGTGGCGTGACGCGATGCTGGTGCGTTACGCGCCGCGGACGGTGGCCCACGCGCAACAGTTGCTCTCGCAGTTGATGTCGGAAGCGGTACGGGATCGGATGATCGCCACCAACCCGGTCGCCGTCGTCGAGGCACCGCGCGTCGAACGGGTGGTGGTGGATGCACCCGAGCGTGAGACGGTCGCCGCCTTGTTCGAGCACGCACCCGAGCACATGACCGTCGCGCTGCATCTGGCGTTGGGTGCCGGTCTGCGCTCCGGTGAGATGCGCGGGTTGACGGTCGATCGGATCGACTTCGACCGCGGCTTGTTGACGATCGACCGTCAGTTGAAGACGCATCCGAAGGATCACGTTTTCGTCGAGGGTGAGTGGCATCACGGCCGGGAAGGGTTCGTGGCGCCGAAGGGACAGCGCAAGCGGTTGGTGCCGGTCGAGTCCGCCGTGCTCGACGCCATCCGCGACCATCTGGCGCGTCGGCGGTTCGGGGCCGAGGGTCTGGTGGTGACGTCGCGCACGGGACGGCCGATGGGTCGGGGTTCGTGGGAGTGGGAGTGGACGCGCTTGTGCGCGACGGTGGGGATCTCCGGCTTCGGGGTTCACCAGTTGCGCCACGCCTACGCGTCGTGGTTGTTCGAGCTCGGCGCCAACCCGGCCGACATCTCCCGCAACCTCGGCCACGCCCGTACGTCGTTCACCATCGACATGTACGTGCACGCCTCGGCGCCGGTGGTGACGCACTCGGTTCTGGGCGAGATCGCGGGACGCTCGCGCGTGGCTCGACTGCCTAAGTCCGACACGGCATGAGGGTCTGGATTCTGGTCATGGACGAGGCGTGGGAAGGTCGAGATGTCATATCGGTACACGCCACGGAAGAAGGCGCCAAGACTGCCCTGCGCGAGCGGATGGTCGGCAGCCGCCTCCGCTATGACATCGACGAATGGGAAGTCCTCGACTGATTCGCGCGTGGGACGCGCGTGGCCCGGCTGCCTCGTGCGCTCTGACCAGCCGAAAGGGCCCCACATGGATCATGTGATCCATGACCCAAGTGGGGTTTTATCGGTGCAGGTCAGAGAGGTGGATACCCTGTCTGACCTGGGGAGACGTGTCACGAGGCGTAACCTCGTGTCACTGTGGATAACATCAACTCGCGCGTGAGACGCGCGTGGAAAGGTTTGACCGACATGGCGACAACGAAGCCGAACCCGAAGCCGATCCGCGACGCCATCGACTCATTCTTGAACCGACTCCCGCTCTGGTTCGTCATCGTCGGAACGATCGCCCTACTGGTCGGCATGCTCTGGGCACTGAACCAGGTCCACTGACGGTAGAACGCAAACAGCCCACCGGGTGCTGGCCTGAGGGGACCGACCCGGTGGGCTGAATGCGTGGATGCAGCGACAGTGAGGTTAGTTCACGGCCGCCATTTCATGAGGAGCTGGCGGGATGCGGTCAGGTCCGACGTGTCGGCGGTACGGCGCGCGGTGAGAAACATCAGGTACGAGACGTTGTCGACGGCGAACGTGGCGGTCACGAGAGCGGTGGCGAGCTCGACGCCGGTGAACATGACCGTCACGACTCCCCCGGCGGCGCCGGTGATCCCGGTCGACTTGGTGAGCAGCGTCGTCGGTGTCCCGGTGGTCGTGGTGATGACGACCGAGAACGTCCACCCGGTCGACATGTCGGGGGAGACACCGTTGGAGATGAACGTCTCGACGTAGTCGGGTTGCTCGTCGTTGATGAACCTGGTTATCGGGCCGGTCGTCATCAGTCCTCTTCCCATGTGCGCCGGTTGTCGACGCGCCAGATCCGACGGTTGTCGACGGTCCACGTGCGCCGGCCGTCGACCCGCCAGGTGCGGCGTTCTTTGATGGCGGCCGGTTGTTGAGCTCCGACGAGCGAGGCGACGAGCGTGCCGACGGCGGTGAGCGTCCCGGCGTACGCCTTGCGGACCAGCTTGGCGAGAGCACCGGATGCTGTGACGGTTCCTGCGAGCCCTTTGGCCGTTTGGCGTGTGATGGTGCCCGACGGCGTGCTCGAGCCGCCAAGCGCCTTCTGAGCCTGCCGTACGAGGACACCGGCCGCGGTGACCGTCCCGGCGAACGAGCGGAGCACGACTTTGATGGTGGACAGCGCGCCGGTCGCCGTTGAGGTGCCGGCGAACGCCTTGCGGGCCTGTTTCGCCAACGCGCCCGCCGGGGTCGCCGACCCGGCGAACGCTTTGGCGTCCTGCTTCGCCAAGGTGCCGCTCGGGCTGGTCGACCCCGCGAGGGCTTTGGCGACCTGTTTGACGAGAGTGCTGGTGGCCGTCACGGAACCGGCGAACGCTCGAAGCACGACCTTGATGGAGGTGAGCGTCCCCGACGGTGTCGAGCTGCCGGCGAACGCTTTCTGTGCCTGTTTGGCGAGCGCACCGGTCGAGGTGCTCGACCCGGCCAGCGGTTTCTGTGCCTGTTTCGCCGGTGTGCCGGTAGCAGTCGACGACCCGGCGAGGGTTTTGTTGTCCTGATTGGCGAGCGCACCGGTCGGAGTGACCGACCCGGCGAGGCTCGCCGTGAACAGACCGCCCGACGGGTCGACACCGAAACGTTGCAGCCATTGGAAGGCGAGCGGACCTTGAGCGCCGGGACCGGTGAGCACGCCGGATGGAGCGGCGGATGGAGCGACGGCGGTGCCGGTCGACGGGAGGACTTCGGCGGCGATGGTGCCCCAGAAGTCGGACCCGCCGTTCCAGGTCATGGTGACCGTGCCACCGGCCGGCGCGGTCGACATGCCGAGTTGGTTGGCGGCGGCGCCGCTACCGGTGTTGGCGTGTATCCGTTGGGTCTGCGAGCCGCCGACCGAGGTCATGCTCGTCCCGGCGCACGCGGTGTCGACGACAAAGTTGCCGGAGGTGGTGCCGGTCACGTTGACCGAGACACTGGTCCCGTTCGCCGTGTTCGTGAACGGCGAACTCAGCGGCGTCGTCTGGTGGACGCCGGTGAAGCTGATCGAACCGCCGCCGTAGTCGACGGACCCGCCGGTGCTGCCGGCTGCGGTGACGATGACGTTATGAGCACTGGTCGCCGGGTTGATCAGATAGAAGAACTGGACGTAACCCGACGTCGACCCGCCGGAATGCACGACACCGAGCGATGTCATCGACACGGCGTTATAGGTCGCCGTCGTCGAAAGTCCGGTGTCCGGGTTGACGGTGCAGTTGACACCGACGACGAGGAGTAGATCCGACCCGGTGCAGGTGTGCGACCACGTCAACGCGACGCCGGGCGGGTTGATCCCGTTGATCTGACCGGATGCTCCGGGGCCGATTGCGTCGACGGCGACGGCCATCAGCCGGCCGTGACGTCAGCGGTCATCGGACCGCACGAAGCCGCTCTACAGGTGGCACCGGCGGGAAACGTGACGACGATCGTCTCGAGCGGATGGCATTTCCAGCCGGAGAAGATGAACGTGCCGCTCTGCGTGTAGATGTTGATGTAGCACGGCGCGTCGGTCGACGGGTTCGTTACGTGTACCTGTCCGGCCGCACCGGAAACGGGGATCGGCTGCCAGGTCGCCGGGTCGGTGTAGGGGAGAACGAAGCCGGCCACATCAGCCGTGAACTTCTACGAGGCACTCATGACAGGTGATCGTGTTCGAGATGCTCGACGTGCCCCACGTCGCACCGATCGAGATCTGTTTGTTGATGGTCGTGTCGATGGCGACCGCCGCCGGTGCGGTTTCGGGAAGTCGTATCTGCGTCCACGCCGTGAGCGAGGTCGGCAGGTTCCAGTAACCGGAACCGACGATCGAACCGCCGGTGGTGGCGGTGCCGACGCCGATGATCCGCGACGTGTACCAGAGATGCCATTCCCAGTTCGTCATGGCGGTTGTCGTCGTCTTCGCGGTGCTGACGGCGATGGCGGTACCGGCGACGAGTCCCCAGTAGATACCGAGCGCGAGGGTCGGCGTCCCCGTGTTCGACGCGACGCCCCACGCCTCGATCTGGATGTGGCTGCCGGGGCTGAGGGTGCCGCCGTAGATGATCGGGAAGTTGGTGGCGAACTCGCCTACCGGGAGATCCTTCGCCGCGGTGAACGTGTTCTGCGCGATCGACGTGCCGGGAGCGAGCGGCGCCGACGGTGCGGTCCACAAGTTGACAGGCATAACTCAGCTCCCTGCGGGGAAGGTCGCGACGTATGTGGCTTGCAAGCTGTCGGAGGAGGCGACGAGGTTGACGACGGAGAACAGGGTGCGGTCCCACAGGGTGCCGCCACCGGTCGCCGCTTGGGTGAAGATGCCGTGCTCGGTGATGGCACGCGTCGCACCCGAGTCGGGCGAGTAGGTGGCGACGGTCGTGTAGGTGTTGGTGCTCGAGGCCTGCGAACCGGTAGGTCGGGTGCTGTCCGGGTTGTACTGGGTGGTTTCCTCGGTGACGAGCGCGGTGTCGGCGGCCGCTTCGGCGGTGCCGCCGGTGCCGAACCCGTGGAACTTGAACAGGTTCGAGTCGGCTGCGCCGCCGGCGATGTCGGCGGTGAGGTAGGCGACGCCGGCGTTCGTGACGACGCGCAGCGATGCGAGGCCGAGTTCTTCGACGTCGCCGTTCCCGCGGAACACGCGCAACCAGAGTGCGCCGTAGATGAACGGCATTCCGTGGATGCGTTGCGCTGCTCGGGCGACGGCGAGTTTCCCCCAGCCTTTCGAGAAGTGCCGGAAGTTGGCGGTGCGCCAGTCGTTCACCGCTGCGGGGAGGCCGGCGCGCGGGAGGGCCCACCGGGCTATCTGGCGGTGGGTCGGGTCGGGCGGATATTCGGGGGTCGACCATGTCTCACCGCGTATGACCTTGAGGAACAGGTCGCCGTCGGGGGCGATGATTCCTTCTGATTGCATGTTGCTCCCTTTGGTTAGGTGATGAGCAGGCCGACAGCGAGAGCCGTGAGCCCGGCGGCGTACAAGGCGGCGACGACGGCTCGTTCGACGAGGTTCATGACGAACACGACGGCGAACAGGATGGCGGCGATCAGGTAGGCGACATCAGATTGCGTCATGCTGCTCCTCGGCGGGTGCGTTGGTGACCTGGCGGACGGCGAGAGCTCCGACGAAGGCGACGGCGATGGCGACCCATTCGGCCGCGGTGATGTGGCCGTCGGCGAGACAGGTGCCGGTCACCGCGAGGGCGGCGGCGAGCGCGGCGATGAACTTCGCGTAGTGAGCCATGTCCACCTTTCAGGTGACGACGGCGACCAGGACGAACGCGAGCACCACCAGGAACACGGTGAGGGCGGCGAGCCAGCGCCAGTCAAAGGTCGGGGCCTTCATCTCGTGCCTCCAGGATCTCGACGGTGCGGCGCAGATTGTTGACTTGTGCCTGCAACGCTGAGATTCGTTCGGCTTCTCCGATACGTCCCGCTTCGCACGCGCGGAGACGTTTGTGTGCCCTGGTGAGATCGGCGCGTAGCTCCCGGATGACGGCGGTGAACTCCTCGGTCGCCGCTCGGCGTTCTTCTGCCTTGCCGGCAACCTTGGCACCTTTGAGCGAGTAGTAGCCGCTGATGGCCGCGACGAGGATGGCAACGATCGCCGTCGCCAGGGCTGGGCTGATGTCGCCGTAGATCCGCGACATGACCTATCGACACCGATATACGTCGCCCATCGGCTGTCCTCCTTCAGGGCTTGCGAGAACGACGAGAGGGTGTCACTGCCCTGGCGGTACGGCGGGGACGGTGCAAGCGGCTACGAGGGCGTCAAAGGTGCCTGGATCGCTTTCTACGTAGGCGTCCGGGTAGAGCGGGGCTTCGGCGTGCGAGCACCATCCGAGGGCGCCTGACGGCCAGCGGATGAGTTGGGTTGCCCGGTCCGGGTTGGTGATGCGGTAGGGCGCCATGTCGTACTCCTCTTCCGGTGCCGGCGGTTTCCGGCCGTACCGGGCTGCTCGAGCGATGATGTCGGGGACTTGGGCGAAGCGGGCGTCACCGGGGCACGAGTGGCCGGTGAGGGACCATTGCGGGAAGTCGCGGTGCGCTCCGACACCGGAGCCGGACCAGTGCGCGGCGCGGACCATCGGGATCTGCCATTCGTCGCGGAGCCAGGCGAGGACTTCGACGAGGGCGTCGACCTGCGCCCGTGTCCACGGCGTCACGTTCAGGGTGGCCGATCCGCGGTCCTGTGTTTCGATCGACACGGCGAACGGGTTGGCTTGGTAGTTGCAGTCGGCGCGGACATTGACCGGCATGTACTGCCAGACCGCACCGTCGGAGCCGACATCGAACGTGCATTCCACTCCGACGTCGGCTCGTCCCATGTAGGCGCGGAGCTGCGCGGGGGTGACGGTGCCCGGTGAGGCGTTGGTGTGGAGGATGACGAGCCGTGGCTGGATCTTCGGTTGGGTTTGCGCCTCGCCGAGCAGATCGATACGGGCGAGCGGGTAGAGCGGGTTCACGTCAGTTCCACGTGTAGACGCCGAACGCCCGGAGAAGGTCACCGGACGCCACCGCGATCGCGGTGGTCGCCGGCGCGGCCACGAGTGTCTGGCCGAGTGTCCCGTTGGTGCCGCCGTTGGCGTTGAGCTTCACGGTCGTCGTCGACGCCAGCTGTAGCTCGACGTTGTAGAGAGTCGGAACCGAGGCGTCGGTGAAGGTGCCGGCACCGATGACGGCGTTGGTCGAATGGCCGACGGCGGTGACCGGCAACGTCATGGTGATGTTGTTCGCCGACGTACCTGCCGACGTGAGAGACAGGTCGACCCAGAACACGACGGTGTTAGCGATCTTGATGTAGCGGGCTTCGTTGACGGTCTTCGTGATCGCGCTCGACTGGGTGACCGTCGGAGTCCACGACGTCTCGGTGCCGAGCGCGGTGATCTGGTCTTGGAGGTTCGTCATGTTGTCGCGCAGATACGAGTTCATGTACGCGGCGGTGGCGACGTCGCCCGACACGATCGTGGGTGGGGTGGTGATCGGCATCTAACATTCCCTCCCCGTCAGGCGAACCGGCTGAAATCCCATTTGCCGTACGTGGCGTTGTCGAAAATCATGTAGCTGGCACCACCACCGGACGGGTCGTCGGTTTCTGACGGCGACAAGAAGTAGGTCACCGTGTACTCGCCGTCGGCGGTGGCGCGGTGCGAAATACCTTCGATGAGTACGTCGTGGGAGATCGGCGCGCCGACACCTTGCGGCCGATGTTTGACGGTGACCTTGTCGGTCAGTTGGAGATCGCGGACGAGCGGAAACAGGTTCGAAGGATCGCGGCGCGGTTTGACCTCGAGGCTGGTGACCCGCAGACGTGGCTGGGCGAAGTTGGCGAGGCGCCTATCTGCCAAGGCGCGCATCGCGGCCTCGTCCACGAGGAGGAGGTCATCGAGTTGTTCGCCGACTTCGAGATGATCCGTTATCGAGGTCGCGTCGCTCGCGGTGTAGCTCGTCCCGTTGATACTCGTCGCCACGATCTTGTTGCGTACGAACGTCGTCGAGTAGTCGAACGCGATGCCCGAGTAGCGGGCTTCGACACTCAAGGCGTTGGCATCACCGAACGTCGCCGACGATGCCAAGGTGATCGTGTAGTTCTGGTCGCGGAACACGGCGATCCCGGTCTTGTCGATGTAGAACCGGCCTTGTTCGCTGCGTTCGACCTTCTTGATGAAGTCGAGAGCCGACTGTCCTCTGAGATCCCCGGTCACGACCGCCGCGGTTCCCGCCGCGATGGTCCGGTCAGCAGTCGGCCATCCGGCGATATCGAGGGCTTTCGTGACGATCGTCCCCGACGCGCTGCCGGTACCAAACCCGAAAGGCGCCGTGTCGGCACCATACAGACCGGCAAAGCTGTGGACGGCTACTCGGGCAGCGCTCAACGCGGTTCCGTAAACCGACAACTCGTCGAGGACGCCCGTGAAGGCCGAGATGCCGGTGGCAGTCAACGCTCTCGGCAACACGATCGATGATTCACCGGGATTCGGAGGTGTCCCGCTGACACTGCCGCTGGTGCTGACACCGTCGAAGTAGAGCGTTATCGCCGTCGAGGTGAACGTGGCGACGATGTGGACGTTGTAGCCGATGTGTCCGACACTGACCGGTTTGAACGCCGACATCGTGAAGGTCGAAGCGTTGTTGCGGTACTCGACAAATACGCCACCGCCGACACCGCCGATGATCTGGAACCAGATCCGTTTGTCCAGATCGGCGAGCGGTGGGGTGCTCAACTGGAACGGGATCACCGCGTTGGTCGGGGTGATCGTGTCCCCCGGTGTCTCGTACCAGAACTCGATGGTGAACGGGAAGTTCGGCCACGGCACGTTCTGTTTGCTGAGCGCGTCGCCGGTGGCGAAGAACGTGGCCTTGCCGGAGCCGAGCGGGATTCCGTCGACAACCGCAGTCGATGCCCCGGACAGGCCGCCGGCGTGACCGGGTGCCGAATCGTAGAACGACTCGCCGTTGGCGTCGCCGAGCCGGTACCACATGAGCGGGTTGTCCTGGCGTACTTCGTATTCGTAGAGCGAGACGAGTTTGACGTCTTGGAGGACAGAGAACCCGTCGACGGCGTTCACGGTGACCGTGGCGTCGCTGGTGTTGAGATCGTAGGTTTGGGGCCAGCCGAGCAGATAGCCGGTGTACTGCGGGACGAACACGCTACCGACGTACGACGTCGAGATCCGGACCCGTTTGCGGGGTAACAGTTTGCCGTAATACGGGCCGGAGGCGTGGTTCGGGTCGTAGTCACGGTCACGGTTCCCGAGTACGAACGTGGCGGTGCCCGGCTGGTAGTCGTCGAAGTTCGTGGCGCGTCCGGTGTGGATCTCGACGGATCGCACATCGGTCGAGACGTCGGTCCACACGGTGGCGCCCAACGCGACCGATGGTGCAGAGTCGAAGGCGATCTCGAGTTTGATCCGGTAGCCGGCGAACCCGAGAACCCAACTGCTAGCCATCAGGCAGCCTGGCCGCCGGCTTTGAGAAAGTCGCGGCGGGCCTGTTCGATGATCCGACCGAACGCGATGGTGTCGGTACCCGGCGCCACGTTGATCGTCCAGCTGTAACTCGTCGTACCACCACGCGACCACGACGTCGGAGCAGACGCAGAGTTCGTCGGCGCGCCGACCGGCACCACCCGTTCCCCGCCGTGCACGAGGGCGAGCATCGATTGACCGACCGGTCCGGGGACCGTTCCACCCGTCGCGAAATGAGGTACACCGCCACCGGGAGCAACCCGCGCGCCGTACCCTGCCGCACCACCACCAGGGACGCCGTTGTAAATGTTCAACGACGCCACCGCCGCGTCCGCGGCGGCAGCCTGATCCTTCAACTGCTGTATGTGCGCGTCCACCGCGACCGCCAGAGCAGAACCGGGAGCCAACGTCTTCTCGATGTTCGTCAGTGAGGTGACCTGCGCGTCGAGCGAGTCACGCACGTTCCACGAGAGCCCGGCCTCTTTCTTCAGGATCTCCTGCTCGGCGGCGTGCGTCGACGCGCTGTCGTTGATCGCCCGTTGCACGTCCTCGTAGGCGGTCTTCTTGTCCTGCTCCGAATGGATCACCGTGCGCGTCGTCGCGTCGTAGTCCTTCTGCGCGTCCGTCACGTCCTGCAACGCTGCCGCCTGCTCGTCCGCGCTGGCGGAAGAACCCTTGATCACCTTGTCGTAGGCCATCTGCGCCTCGGTGAGCGAGATGGTGGCCTTGCGGCGCTCGAGGTCCGGTGCGCGGCCGGGATGCTGAATCGAGTCGGTGTAGGCAAGCTGCGCCTCAGCCAACGCGATCTGCGCTTTCTCCTTGTCGAGGTCGGACGCCGGCGTCACCTTCAACGAGTCGTTGTACTTCTCCTTCGCCTTCGTCAACCGGTCCTGGGCTTTGGCGACGTCGTCGAGGTTGGGCGGGGTTCCACGCAGCATCTCGTTGTACTTGGCGATGGCGTCCGACACCCGTTGGTCGGCGTCGACCGACGACAGGTGAGCCGAGTTGGCGTCGAGCGCGGCAGAAACCTCGTCGTCGATGCCCTTGCGGAGTTTGTCGACGGCGTCGAGCTGATCCTGGTAGCTCTTGACGAGCCGGTCGGTTTGGTCGATCCGGTCTTGGTCGACCTTGTTCTGAGCCGCCGTAGCGTCGGTCAGGTGGTTGACGTAGTTCACGCCTTCCTTGTCGGCTTCGGCGACGAGGTTCAAGTTGTCGGACAGCGGGCCGGAGATCTGAGCCATGTAGGTGAGGTTCGCGGCGGCTTGTCTCGCCGAGTAGGACAGCCCGTCCGCTGCGGTGGCGGCACCATCGGTTCCGTCGGCCAACGCTTTCGTCGCCGCCGTGGCGAGATCCGCGCCGGAGGCGAGATCGGCGAGAACTTTCGGGGTCAATCCGAACGAGTCAACGAAATGTTGCGCCGATTTGTTACCGAGCTCGGCTTCACCGCCGATGGCGCCGAGCGCGTCGATCGTCTGCTGATAGTCCTGCGGCGATGTCTGCTGGATCTTGCCGAGTGCTTCTTTCAGGGTCGCCAGGTTTATCGCCGCTTCACTCGCCGAAAGGGTGACGTGGCCGAGGCCGTTCTTCAAACCGTCGAACGCCTGCGACGTCAAACCTTTGGAACTTTCGAGACTGTTCGTCAACTGAACCAACGCGTTGATACTGTCGGCCGTCTCGTCGACCGTGCCCCGAGCGGCGTGCGTAGAAACGACGAACTGGTCCATCGCCGTCTTCGCCTTGCCGGTGTTCTGTGTCACCGCGTCGAGTGCCTGCAAAGCGGTGATCGCGATACCGATCGCGCCGATACCGATCGCCGCGCCTTTGGCGGCGGTCCCGAAGCTGTTCAGTGCACCGGTGGCGTCGGTGAACCGGTCCCGCATCTTGATCGCCTGCCCGGCGACGAGGGAGATACCACCGACGAGTCCGACGGCGGCGGTACCCAACGCAAGGAACTGGCCGACCGCACCGTTGGTCACCTTGTCGGCTTTTCCGATGGCGTCGACGGCGGCGCCGAGTCCGTCGGCGAACCGGCCGATGAGTGGGGCGGCACCTTTACCGATGGCGATACCGAGGCCGTCGACCGAGTCGCGTAGATGGTCAAGTTCGTCCCGATACGTTTTCGCGGCGTTGACAGCGCTGTCATCGACGATTTTGGCGCCGGCAACATCGGCGAGTCTGGCTGTCAGATCGGCGGAACCCTGGCCGATGATGTTCGCCATCTGCTGCCAGCCACGACCGAGAAGAGCGACGGCGGTGGTCTGACGTAGGGCCGGGTCTTGTATGGCGTTAAGCGAATCGACGACCTTTAGGAACGTGGCGTTGACGTCCACAGCGCCGCTCTTCGTCTTGACGATCGTCGCGCCGATCTGGTTGAACAGTTGCGGGGTTGTCTCGGCCGCCTTGTTCAGTTTCCCGAGCGCCAGTTCGACGGTCGATGTTTCGACGCCGAGATCTTTCGACACTTCGATCCACCGTGACGCCGCCTCGACGGACAGGCCGGTGGCTATCGACATGTGGTTGGCGGCGAGCGCGAGGTCTTCGAAGTTGCCGGCGAGTTTCGTCAGACCGGTCCCGGCTGCCGCGGCGACGGCGATGCCGGCAGTTCCGACCTTCGTGAGCCCGGTGGAGATCTTGTCGAGCGACGCCGTGGCTTTCGATTGTGCTTTGGTGGCGGCGTCGCCGAGATGGTCGAGCCCGGCGATCGCGTCTTTCGGGTCGGCGTCGAGGACCAGTCGAAACTTCTTGACGAAATCGCCGGCCATCAGATCACCGCCAGACGTCTTTGAACGCGGACACGATCGTTGGGTCGAGGATCTCTTGCGGCATCCGTTCGACCTCTGCCATCGCCGTTTCCCACGGGTGCCCGACCGGGCGTTGCCCTTTGCGGATCACATACGGGCGGGGACCGTACGGTGTCGACAGGAGTTGCGCGCGACGGTTCCGGCCACGGCCAAGAAGTTTCCGTTCGATCCGCCAGGTCTTCGTTGAACCTTCGTTGACGATTGCCCAGAATCCAGGCGGCGTGCCTTGAACGAAGTGTTGCGCTAATCGGGCGTTGAGGTGCACGGGCTTACGGGTGCGACGAGCTCGAATGTAGAACGGTTGCCCTGCGGCGACAATCACCTTGCGAGCCCATATGCCTGACTCGCGAACGCATCCCTTGCTGGCCTCGTCGAGCCGATCGACGGTCTTGGTCATCAGCTCGGGGATCGTCGTTCCGTCGAGAGCCCGGAACACCGCAGACGCGCTCATTGGGTTCTCCTAGTCCGGTGGTGGTATCGCGCCCATGAGGAGCTGTAGGTCACGCCACGACTGTTTGCGGGTGACGGTCGGCGGCCAGTTCCACGGGGCTTTCGAGAAGGCGACTAGCCAGTCGTCGCCATCTCTGCCGCCGGTAGCCCCGATTTTGGGAGGCCTTCCGCGTGTTCGGTGGGCAGGTCGTCGTCGACGAGCTCGAGCATGTCGAAGATGACCCGCACCGACGGCAGATCCGGGGTCGGGACACCGAGCTTCCTGGCGGCGGCGGCGACGACCGCTTTCGCCACCGCCGCGGACTGGAGCGGGGCGTCGATGCACGACAACCAAGAGATGCCGTTGGCGGTGCCGATCGTTTCGCAATCCTCGATCGGCAGATCGAACAAGAAGAGCTTCTTGCCGCCGATGTTGGCTTGGAACACCTTCGGCATCTAGCCGACCCGGATGATCGACGACGCCGCCACCCAGTTCGAGCTCGTCGTCACCGCCGAGGAGACAGCGCCGGCGGTCGAGAAGTCGGGGAACACCGTCCCGAAGAAGTAGGTGCCGGGCGCCTGCGAAATGTTCGGGTACAGATAGAACTTGCGGGCGACGCCATCGGCGGCGGCCGTGTAGGCCTGCTGGGTGGCGTCGTCGAAGAACCCGGTGAACGTCCCCGACGCGTCGGGGAGGCCGACGACGTACGCCTTGTTCGTGTCACCGAACGAGGTGACGTCCTGTTTGTCGGTGACGGCGTTGAACGTCCACGCCGACTGGAACGCGACCGCCTCAGCCGTACCGGCCGACGTGATCGCCATGTAGACGCGGCCTCGAGCACCGTGTTCTCTTGCCATATCGGCCTCCTAGGCCTTGTCGATGATGCGGAGTAGCTGGGCGGCATTGTGTGCAAACGTGCGGCGCGCCACCGCCACACGAGCCCGGCGGCCGAGCTCGGCCGCACGAGAAGGGTCCGACACCAGCCACCGCAGACGGCTTTCCAGCTCTTCGGCGGTGTCGTAGGTCGGGAGAAACGGAAACAGCTCATCGGACTCGGGGCGAGGGTCACGCACGAACGGCAGCCCACACGCCGCCATCTCGATCTCACGCGGCCCACAGGCGACACCGTCGGCGTGGGCGCCGTCGTGGTGTTCCTGCCGGTAACAGTTGAACCCGGCCACCGACGACCGGTACAGGTCGGCGGTGTCGGTGTTCTCCATGCAGGCCTGCGGGTCGTCGAGGAGGTACTTGTTCAGGTCGGAATCTTCGGGGAGGTACTGCCAGTTCCCACCCAAGCGCAGATCGAGGCCGGACCAGTCGACCTGCTCGAGGAGTTCGATACGTGACGGGAACCCGGTCCCACAGAACCCGACACCCGAGCGGGACTGGCTGCCGGGGTAATGGGTGAGCGGGTCGAAGGCGTGACCGATGTAATGCGTGTTCGGGTTGACGAGACGGAAAGCGTCGAGGTTCACCGGGTCGTTGACGATGACCGTGTCGAACGCCTCGGCCTGTTTCAGGTGGCGTTCGTCCTCGTAGGGGGACTCGGTGCAGAGCAGCACCATGTGCATCCCACGGTCCCGCAACCGTTCGACGACGGTCGGGGACACGAAGGTGCCCATGACCATGATGACGACGTCGGGCCACCAGAGGAACGCCGAGGAGTAGATCCCGTTGATCGCCATGTGCATCGCCGTTTGCGCGTCGAACGCTTTCGGCATGTCACCGTTTTCGAGGCTGACGTGCGCGGCACTGTAGAAGTCGAGCCGGTTGTCCAGGTTGAAGTCGGCGACTCCGACACCGGCCTGGCCGAGCCCACGGACCCACCCGTTGTACACATCCGCGACCGAGTAGTGCGGACCGGGGTGGACCATGAGCACACGCATTCAGCTACCCCGACGCTTGATGTCATAACGCATGCCATCAGCGAGGCCTCTGATCGTGGCGAGATCCTCGAGCAACCTCTTAGCCAGGTCGGCGGTTATCGCATGTGTGTCGGCCTCGTAACGCAGACGGCTGATCTCATCGAGTGCCCGCACCACTTCGGCGCCCAACCCGTCGCGCCCGACGATCGAGTACAACAGCGGGTAATCCTCACCAATAGGAGGAGGATTAGGGGCACGGTTAACTTCTTTCGGAGGATTGCGACTGTCGGGGACGGTCACCTCGATCGAGCCGTAACGTTCGATCTGCTTCTGAATCTCGGCAGGCACACGCACTAGAACCCCTTGGAAGCGACCGACATCGAGGGAACCTCGTCGGCATCGAGAACATCGACCAGCGCGCTTTCCGGCCACATCGAGCCGGAATGCTTCGTGCGCCAGACGACGACGAGATGACGATCCGGCACCGGCTTACAGTTGATGAGCGTGCCGAAATCTCTGACGACGTCACCGGTTTCGAGTTCGGATGCTTTGCGTTGAACCCACATGACTAGCTGTCGGCTTCCTCTTCGACAGTCTCGGCGGCCTCGTCGTCACCCTCCTCGGCGGCCTCTTCGACGACTTCCGGTTCGGTGGTTTCGATCTCCGACATGGTTAGAACCCTTCCCTTCCGATAGTGACGGCAGTTTCGGCGACGAGCGCGTCGATGCCGTCGGCGTAACCGATAGTCCAGTTGACCGGACCGACCCGCCCGGCGGCGGCCAGCGCCTCGTCGACGGCGTCGACGACAACGTCCAAACCTTTCTGGGCGTCCTCCGGTACCGAGATCTTCGTCTCGTAGTAGACACGCACCGCGAACAGGAACAGCCACTCGGTCGGGTCGAACCCGGTGGCGAAGACCGACACGACCGCCGGCCCGGTTGTCTCGGCGATGGCCGGTTCGTAATCGAACACCTGTTGCACCGCTTCGAGAGCGTTTATGGCGTCGACGTCGAGGGCGGCGAACAGGTAGGCGCGGGCATCAGCAAACGACAGGATCGCCACCGGGTCACCTCCACGCGACGCAGCGGGTGTCGTCGCCGGCGACATCGACGGCGAACTTCGCCCATTCCTGCTCGGTCAACCAGCCCGTGAGTTCGTCGGAGGACACGTTGCGGTAATGCTCACCGTCGCGCAACGGTCCACCGTCGACCGCCGAGTGTTCCGCCCGTCCGACACCGGCACACGTCATGATCAACTTCCCGCCGAGGTGCAGCACGTCGAACGCCTTGGCGAGCAGAGCAGCGGGGTCGGTGTCGTGCTCGAGCACTTCGCAGCAGATGACGACGTCGGCGAGCTGGTCGACCATCTCGACCTCACGGAAATCGGCGACCATGTCGACACCGGGCCCGGCTTCGATGTCGATGCCGAGGTATTGGGCGTAGGGGAACAGGCCGCGGACCGAGCCGTTGACGTTACGGCTGCCGCATTCGACCACGATGCCGGTGGTACCGGAGACATCCTCGCAATGCTCGTCGACATAGAGGAACGCGGCGGTGTGCATCACGGCTCACAGATAGGCTTCCTGCGCGTAGGGCGCCAACAGTTCGAGCGCCTGCTGCGAGATCGGGGTCACGACCGGCGGTGTGTACGGGTCGTGTTGGGGGGGGCTGTTCAACCCGAGACGGATCTGCCACAGACGGGCGACGATGATCCGGGCGGCCAGGTTGAACGTCGGCAGCAGCGTCGTGCCCCAACCGGCCGTGTAGGTCACCGTGTAGTACGGGCCGCGCGAGTAGAACGCCAGATCGAGTTTGCGGCGCACGATCCCCGAGTTCGCATCGATGTCCAGATCGGTGATCGTCATGGCCGTCCCCGAGGCGATGTCGACGATCGAGTCGACCGACACGATCGGACGTTCACGTAACGCCAACGTCCGATAGTTGCTCGTCGCCTGAACCCGTTCGACGACGGTGCGGTTGATGAGCGGCCCGCCGGTGATGTTCTCGATCTGTAGCGTGACGGCGTCGATCATCAGTTGGAGCTCGGCGTCCGACGTGATCACGCTCGCCGGGATCCGCAACCACGTCTTGATTTCCTCGACGGTGACGATCGCCATCTAGTCGCCAGGTTTCGACGGCTTCGAGTCCGACTCGGCGGCTTTCCTGTCTTTCACTTTTCCGGCCGGGCCTTCGTCGATCTCTTCTTCGGCGACCGGGTCGTGGCCTTCGAGTTCGTCGTAGTCACCCATGATGCGCTCCTGTCTCGCCTGCGGCGTGTTCGTACGCTGACTCCCACAAACGCCAGCCCTCCTCGATCGTGAATCCCGACGCCTGCTCTTTCGCGGCGGCGCCCATCTCGGCGCGCATGTCGGCGTCGTTGATCAGATCGGTCAGCCGGCCTTCCCATTCCTGCTCGCTCGAAACGAGGAACCCGGTCTTCCCGTCGACGACGTAGTCGGAGTACGGGAGCCGGTCCTGCGCGACGATCGGGATACCGAGCGCACCCATCTCCAACGCCCGCAACCACGTCTTCCCCCGGTTGAACTGGGTGTCTTCCGACGGTGCGATGGCGATATCGAAATCGATGCCGCGGTAGTAGTCGCCCACGTCGCGTTCCCAAATCGACCAGCGACACTCGCGGCGTACGAGCGGCGAGAAATCGAAACCCATGAAGTGCATGTCGACGTCGGGGTGGACCTCGAGCACCCGCCGCAACGGATCGGCGATCGTCACCATGTCGCCGAGGTGGGAGGTGCCACCGGCCCAACCGATCGTCAGACGGTCGCGGTGCGGACGTTCAAGCTCGAGCAGTCCGGCCTTCACGTGGTTGGGCAGGATGACGATGTTGTCGTTGTACGGGCGGATCGTGTCGGCCAGGTGCTCGTTGGTGGTGGTCACCATGTCGCAGAGCCGCAGGCACCGTTTCACCGACTGCCGTAACTGGTCGTTGACGAGGTGCGGCAGACCGGACGACGTCGCGTTCAACATGTCGTCGTCGACCTCGTAGACGAGCTTGGTCAATCCGACGAGGCCTTCGAGGAGGCGGGCGCCTTCCTTGCCGGCGGGCCGTTGGAAGACGAGCACGTCGAGTTGCCCGGCTTCCTGCGGGGTCACACCGGGACCGCCGGGTCGGGCGACACCGACGATGTGATGCGAGTTCTTCTCCATGTGCTGCGCCGGCAGCCAGCACCGATAGTAAGACGACCCGTCGAACGAGTGAGGGACGACGCCGATCGTGAGGGTTCTCATCATCTCGCCTTCTGAAACTTCTTGTTCGGGTTGTGATAGGTGAGGGCCTGTTCGCGGCGGTACTGGGCGAGGAGCCGTTCACGGTTCTCGGCCGCCTCGGTACGGGCCTCGGCGCGGATGACACCGATCCCACCCCATGTCACCGGCCAGGCGACGAGTTCTTCTTTGTCGCCGTCGAGGGTGAACCAGAACCGGTTCACCTCGATGAACGGCATCTCGGCGTGGAGACAGATGTCGTGGAACCCGATGACACCACCCGGCCGCACCAGCGGCGAGTAGAGCTCGTAATCGGCTTTGACGCCTTCGTAGGTGTGGTCGCCGTCGATGAACAGCATGTCGACCGGCGCGCCGTCGAGTTCTTTCACGAGTTGGTCACGGGTGTCGGGATGGTGACTGTCGCCCAGGATGACCGTCATGCCGAGATCGTTGACCTGCGGGCCGTCCGGGTAGCCAGGCGGTGGCATGTCGACACCGATGACCCGGGCACCCAACTGGTGCCAGGCCCACAGGGTGCCACCGGCGAACGCGCCGACTTCGACGATCGTGTCGAGCGGTTCGAGGTCCATGACGATCGCGAGGTAGGCGGCGAGTTCCTGTTCTTTCTGGATAGCGGAGTGCTCGCCGATTGCCGTCCTCGCGATCGTCAACGGATGCATAGGTTCAGCTGATCGTCAGGTTGCGGAACGCCGCCGTCGTGGCGATCTGGCTCGAGGTACGCCAGAACATGTACCAGCCGGCCTGACCGGACGGCAGCTGTGAACTGGCGCTGGTGCCCTTGATGAGCGGGTCGTACAACATCGACACACCGACACGGTCGGCGATGATGAACTGTCCGAAGTCGCCGTAGACGAGCGTGGTCGACGCCGTACCCGACGCCGCCGACGTGCCCGTCGTCGTCGCCGAGAAATCGGAGGCCTCGTACACCGGCTGACCGAGCAGCGACGGCGGGGTATCCGACGTCATGTTCGCCCAGAAACTGCCGCCGCCGTACTGGTCGATGGCTCGCACCTTGTTCAGGATGACGATGTTCGCCATGAAACAGGCGCCGGGTGCCTTACGGAACCGGGGTGGCAGGGCCGCTTGCAGGTTGTAGACGTCGGGGATCGACGCCGTACCGTTGAACGCCGTACCCGTCGTCGACGGGGCGACGCGCGTACCGGACGTCAGACCGGACTCGATGCCTTGCGGGGCGAGGGTGCCGGAACCGGTCGCGAAGTACGACGACTCGATGCGGTCCTTCGCGTCGGACAGCAGACCGGGCAACTGGGTACCGAAATCGGTATCGTCCAACGCCTCGTAGGTGCCGAGCACCCACGCCGCGAACTTCTTCGGTACCACCTGGATCTGCGCGAAGTCCGACGGTGCCGCATCTGCCGCGGTGGCGGCTTCGGCGACGAGCGCCGCGTTGACACCGGCCGAGGAGACACCTTGCCAGGCGTTCGAGGTGGTCTGCACGATGCGCGACACCCGCCGGAACGGGTTCGCCGACGACGAGTTGGTGAGCACGATGGTCGGGTCGAGCACGTACGGGAGCAGGTAGCCGCCCGAGGCGTTCGCCAGACGGATGTCTCGGAACCGGTTGTCTTCACCCGAATCGAGATAGGCGCGGAACGCATCCCGATACTCGGGGGAACCGGTGAGCAGGATGTGGCGGGCGATCTGCGGGCTCTGCGCCCGAACGGTGGCCGCTTCGGCGCGGTCGTCGGGGAACTCCCAGCGCTGCCGCTTCGAATCACCCTCGATCAGATCCATGGCGCGGGCACGGAGCTCGTCGCCCGACACCAGGTTCGAGCGGACACGCTCGAGGTCTTCGAGCGGGTCACGGTTCGAGCGGACAACGACGGTCGGGCCGGTGCGGGGCTCTTCCCGGTTCTCGGGTTCGGCCGACAGGGTCCGGATGCGGTCCAACTCGGCCATCCGCTTGCGTAGCGGCGCGACCGAGGCTTCCAGTTCGGCGTGCTCGTGGATGAGGGTGTCCTGCAAGATGACGTCTTCATCGGTCGGAGATTGGATGTCGGCGATGGAACGCAGGTCGGCCTGGATCGACCGCATCCGCTCTTCCATCTCTTGAACGGTGCTCATGTGGCACTCCTTGTGCGAATGAACTCGGCGTAACGCGCCCGTAGTTCTTCTTTGGGTGACCGGACCGAGTGCTCTTCGAGCGGGTCGCCGGTGGCTGGTCCCGAATCGTCGGGAGTGCCGATCTCTGGCGGGTCGACAGGAGTGCCAGAGCGATACTTCTCCAAAAGCCGCTCGATCTCTTCGAGCGGCAGCGTGTCGAGATAGGCGTTCATCATGGCGAGCGCGCGGACACCGACGACCTCGGCGCCGGCGTAGACCGGGAACGTCGCCGGACCGAACTCACGTAACGTCGACTCGGTGCGCCGCACCGTCGGCAGATCACCGGAATGGTCGGCACGGAACCCGCCACGAGGCACCAACGGGTCGGAACGGCGGAACGCACCGGAGAACGAATAAGCGGTGATCGAACCCTCGCGGATCGATTCGAGCACCGCACGTGCGCGCGGGCTGTCGTGGTAGCGGGTACGGGTGAACAGGCCCCGCTTGTCGGCGCGGATCTCTTCAGGAACACCGATCGGAACCGAATCGACCTCCGACGGTGTGTGGAACAGCGTCATGCCGTGGTTGAACATCACCGGGATGTTCCACCCACCCTTGGCGCGCCGTGCATGGTCGATGGCCCGGTTGAACGCCGCCGGGTCGATCTCCTCGATGTATTCACCGTCGGCGTCGCGCACCGGTGCCGGCGTATTGAACACCGTCGCATAGGCGTCGACGGTGCGGCCGTCGCCACCGGAACGAACCGAGATGTCCTCGAGGGCGAACGAGCGGGTGTATTCCATTGGTCATCCTTTCCCGTTCGCCGACGGCGCGCGGGGACGTCCCGTAGCTGATGGAGTTGTCGGTATCGACGCCGGCATCGGCATCTTGGAAGCCGGAGTCTGCGGCTTGGTGAGCACCGGCTGAACCCCGGCGGCCTGTCCGAGCTTCGCCCCGGCCGCGGTGCCGCCGATGGCGTCGGTGATCGTCTCGCGTCCCGTGATACCCGGAGGCGGCGCTTCCGGTGCGGACACCAACAGCGACAGATCACCGGAGGTCACCGCCGACAGGATCGAATCACGGGTGAACCCGGCCTGCACGAACGTCAGGATCGCCGCCGAGTTCACCTGCGTCACTTGCGCCTTCTCCGTCTCGGCGGCCTGCAACGCGGCGATATCGGAGGTGTCGTACCAGAGCTGCACGCCCTGCGCCGGCACGTTCGGCACGAGTTTCTGCAACGACGCGCACGCCGAACGCCACAACGGCCGCAGGTGCATGTCGGCCAGTTGCCGCATGGCCGTCTCGTACGACTCGCCCGGCTCGGCGTTCCGCAACCCGACGAGAACCGGAGAGACACCGGCCGCCGCGCAGATCCGGGTCTCACCGCCGGTCTGCACGTTGCGGTAATCGATGTCGGCCAGCCCGCCACCCATCATCGGATCGGCGCCCTGGTCGAAGATCAACGGTTTGAACGCGTTGGCGACACCGCCGTACTTCGCCTGGATCCGCTCCATCAACGAGTCGACCGTCTCCGGTTTCAACGGACGCGTGTACTTGACGGCGACGATCGGAGAGCCGTGGTCCATGTACATCGACTTGTAGTTCGTCATCGCCGAATCGGCGTTCACGTCGCGCAGCACCGGCGTCAACCACGACATGCCCCGGAACTGGGCGACCGGATCAGGGATCGGGGACCAGTGGGCGACCTCGTCGACGGTGAAGAACTGGGCCTTCGATTTCGCCGCCGGATCGGCCAGCGACGGATCCCAGTCGTAACCGAGCGGCCGCTTGTAGCGCGTCCCGCTCGGCGACACGACAACTTCGGACACGATCGTCACCTCAGCCGACGGCAACACCAGCAACTCGTCGACGGCGACCTTGGCGACGAACGCGTTCCCGGTCAGCGACGACTGCTGTTCCATCCGCGCCCACAGTTCGCCCGCCGTCGCGTTCGGCCACGGATACTCGAGGATGCGGAGATCCGGGTTCCCGAACAGGCGCTTGTCGACGAGCGAACGAAACTTGAACGCCGCCTCGGCGAGCATCATCATCCGCACCAGGGTGCAGGCGAACACGACACCGTTCGTCTCGTACGCCTGCGTCGCCGCCGCCACCAGCGGCTTGACCGCCGGTTCCTTCTTCGGGTCGTTCGTGTAGGTCATCAGGACCGCGGCGCCCGACGCCATACCTTCGTAGTAGCCCTGGGCCCGGTAGCGGGCCGTCACACGGTCGAGGAGTCTCATCGCCGGCGCCTATTCCGCTTCTCCGACTTTTCGATCTCCTTCAACGCCTGAAGGATCCCCATCGGTTGAGCCGGAGGACACGCGGGACACCTGAACTCGTCATGCCACAGTTCGCATCGCGGGCACTGCCACGGCGTCAGAGGATGGCGAACGCTGCTTCTCATCGTGCGTTCCTCCACCGTTCCAGGATCTCGTCATGAGAACCACGCAGAGCCGCCCGCCGCTTGTCGTCACGCAGGAGCGCGTCGCCGGCGACGAGCACACCGAACACGACGAGCACGATCCCGACCGCCCACCAGCCGATCAGCCACGCGCCGACGAGCATCAACACGACCGCGGCGCCCAGCTCGACGGCGGGACGGGTCACGTACCGACAGGATTGTGACCGCTGATCACCGCAGCACCATGCTCGGAGATGAACCGATCGGATTGCGCCTGATAGGCGGCGACGCGCGCCGTCTCCGACGCGACACCGGCCTGCACACCCGAGCTCGTCGCCGCCTCGTCCGCGCTGTTGGCATCACCATACGAACCGGACATCACGCCTCCCCTGTTCCCTCGTCGATCGCCAGACCGGCGTCCCACTCGAACATCGACCCGCCGGCACCGACCGTGTGACCGCCACGACCGGAACCGGCCGGAGTCTGGAACTCGGCGATCGTCTCCGCGGCACGACCGAGAGCCGCCGACTCCGACTGTCCCATCGCCGGCGAGATGATCGACGTCGTATCCGGACCGGGCACCGCCGTCGAATGACCCGGCGCCGGATCCGGTCCGACACCGTTGCGTTCCTGCTTGGGTGTGAGCATCACTTGCACCTTTCACCAGACGCCAGGTTCGGCAGACTCGGACTTCAAGAACCCCCACAACGCGAACGACGCCGCCACCAGAGGCGAGATGTCATCGGACGTACCGCGACGATCCCACCCCCACGCCTGCCCGATCGGCCGCTGCTTCGCGCCGGCCACCGCCCGACCCAACCGCACATCGGACTGATGCACGATCTGCCGTTGCGTCACCGCGTCGTAGAAGCCCTCAGCGGCCTGCGCGACGTCGTGCGCCGCCGGGATAGTCAACTCCACGCCAGAACGCTCCAGCAGGCCTAGAGCGGTGCCTGCCGGCCCGCTGCGATCCACCACCACGGCGAGCGGGTCGTGGCGCTCCACCAACTCGACGAGACGGTCACCGATCCAATCGACCCCCGGCTTGTGGTCGACGAGCTCCACCATCAACGAACCATCCGACAACCGGCCCGCCGTGGCGATCACACCGAAGGTCCGCTCCGGAGTCGCGTCAGCCGCGAAACACACCGGCGCCGGCCGCTCCTCCGACGGCGACGCGCACGCCTCCCAGTCGGCGAGCTCGATCACCGAGAACGACTCGTCCGACGGCCAGTCACCGACACCGAGACGTTCCGCCGCGAACCCTTCCGTCGACATCGCTGCGCGTTCACGCTCGACGTACTCCGGTGAGATCCGGATACCGAGCGCCGGGTTCGCCACACGCCAGGCTTCCGGGTCGGCCGGATCGTGCTCGTCCTCCACGGACCATTCGAGATACGTGAGCCCCGCATCGCCACCGGCCAACGCGCGCCGTCGCACCGAAGCCAGATGCGACGAGGCCTGACCGATGCCGGCAGTGCCCGTGTACCAGAGCTGCGGATTCCGGACCGCCGACAACGTCGGCAACATCGCCCTGATCGCATCGTCCCCGAGGATCTGCGCCTCGTCGAACACGATGCAATCCCCGGTGAAGCCCCGACCCGAACCCTTCGACCGGGCCATGAACCGCAACCGGGCACCAGACAACAACTCGACCGCCTCGTCGCCGTGCCCCATCGGAATCGACTTCACCCGCTTACGAAGTCGGTCGCAGTTCATTATCAGGTCACGGATACGCAGGAACCCTTCGCGCGCCGTCTTGAACTCGTGCGCCGAATGGATCACCAGCCGCTCTTTGAGCATGAACAACCCGACGAGCTCACGCGCCATCAACAGTTCGCCCTTACCGTTCTGACGGGGCACCACCAACCCGACCTCGAACGACGCCCACCTACGACGATCATCCGGTGACTCGGCCAGACCGTGCTCCAAACAGAGCGCCTGCCACGGGTCGAGCACGAGCCCGACCGACGCGCAGAACTCGACCGCCTCCTGGCCCGACGTCGACGAGTACGGCGGATGCGTCAAGATCCGCGGAGCCTGACTACCCAGACAGTCGGGCCTCACGTCGGGAAGCAAGCTCGTCAAGATCGTCTCCCTCGGTCACCCGATCAGCCGCCACGTCGATCGCCGCCTGAGTCATCCGCAACTCACGCGCCAGAGCGGCCAGAGCAGCCGGCGGCGTCTCCGGATCAACCATCGCTTTCGCCATCTGCAACCGCGACGCCTCGAGCACCTCCACCGACACGCCGCCGCCCTTCACGGCCGTAAGCACATTCCGGCGACGCCTCACCACCTCGAGCCCTCCCGAGCTCGACGGCGCGCGTTCGTCATCCGAGCGCCGGCCGCACGGTTACACGCGCGATGCGTCAGGAGCCGGGGACCGGCACCACCGGCGACCCGAGGCACGGTGTGATCGAGGTCGAGGAGCTGGCCGGGGAACATCGGACGGCCGCAGCGCCAGCACGGCTCACCAGGTCGGAGCATCGCCAGTTGCCGCTTGCGTTCCTGCTGGTGCTCGTAACCCAAACCGCGGTCAGTAGTCGATTTCATGTGACTCACCCACTCCTAGTGGGAAGCGAGATGGCTGCGGGGTGCTGAGCCGGCGACAGGGAAGGGTGCGACCTGGCCCATCAGTCAGTTGCGCGTCGGAGCGGGCCAGCAGGTCGACCAGTGAGCGACGAGAAGCGTGCTGGCACTGGGGATGGCGTGATCTCGCCAGCGAATGCGGCACGCATGTACTCGCGGTCCTCGTCGAGTTCCCTGATCAGGTCGGCGCTAAACGGTATCCACGCTGCGATCTTCTTGACAGGGATGATGTCCATCAGGGTTGCTCGTCGCCAGACTGGCGGGCACGGTAGCGCTTCTGCCTGTGGATATCAAGGATGGTGCACGTCAGGGGCCAGGTTGCACGCCCGGGTTCTGGTTGCACGGGGCGTCGGGTGTTCCAGTAGACGGTGAGTTCGGCTTGGACGGTGGCGGCGCCGATCATGGCTTGCCTCGATGCATGCCGCACTTGACGTCAGGTGTCCGAATCCAGGTGTAGTCATCGGGCGCTGTCCAGGTGCAGGTGCAACCAGGCACGCTCGGTGTCCATCCCTTCCTAAGCGGCTGCCACTTGGTCATGCTGCTGGTTCTATCTCTCGTGCCGGTAGCCCGTGGGCTTGTCGCCATCGGCGTTCCCGGTGGTAGCAGGCGACACAGAGCCCGGCTTTGTCGGGCAGGTTCTCGCAGGTGGGGTCGCCCCATTCGATGGCGCCTTGCCGGCCGGTGTGGTTGTCCCGGCAGCGGGCGATGGTGACGGGTGCTCGTAGGCCGAGTGAGTCGCGGGTGAGACGGGACAGGTGGTGGATGTCGCGTTCGATGTCGGCGATGGTGTTGCGGATGCGTTGGGCGCGGGTGTCGAGGCGGTCGGCTTGGAGGGCGGCGGCTTCGGTGGTGGAACTGTCGGAGGTTCCTCGTCCACTGCCGATGCCGGCGGTGTACCCGTCGCAGATGGCTCGTTCGCGGTGGAGGTTGGTGAGTGCGGCGGTGACGTCGGGGGCGAGTTGCTCGAGGGTGTAGGCGGCTTGCAGGGTGCGATGGTCGGGGCGGGTCATGGTTGCTCGAGGATGGCGAGGGCGGCGTCGAGGTGGTCGCGGGTTCGGTACAGGTGGGCGTAGACGGTTGCGTTGTCGTAGAGGGTGCCGGCGACGTAGATGGTGGCGAGGTCGTGGAGGGCGATACGTACATGGTCGTCGATGACGGCGCGGCTCATGTCCGCGAACCGTCGTTAGGCACGTCGTCTTGGTCAAGACCTAGTTCGTGATGCCGCTTGGCCGCTCGCTCCTTCACCGAGCGAAGCTGCTCCTCGGTGTATGCCTCGGAGCCGTCGATAGGGGGCACATCGCGGAGGTCGGGCATTCGAGGATGTGCCCACGATGTCCAGCGGTCGCGTTCGATCCGTCGGAGCCGGGCGACCTCGGCGAGTGCTTCCTCCCACGCTTGCTTCGGTGAAATCGGCATGGCTCCGGCGAACAAGCCAAGCGCCTCGCGCAGTTCGGCGACGAGGTCGACAAGGTCAGGTGTGGGCGTCCGCTCGGTCACGCCCCACTCCCGTCGTTAGGGGATACGTCATCTCGGCGACGAGCGCAGAAGGCGCAGTCGCAGAACTCAAGGCAGGGAGCGCTCCCGCACTCGGGACAGAGGCCCGCTTCGATCACCGCGAGCCATTCGTCCCCTGCCCCATAATCGGCGTTGGGGGGCACGGTCATGTCTCACCGTCCAGCGGGTCGCGTCGGCGTCGTTCGCTGCGGTAGTCGACGAGGCCGTCGAAGACGTGGGCGCGGTGCACGCTGCGGCGTAGGGCGATGACGGCACACCATCCGCCGACGACCAGGACAACCCACACGGCGATCATGGCCGCCACCGTCCCAGCCACCAGGGTCGCCAGCACGACCGGCCACGCGACGTCTGCTCGAGGCAGAGCTGGTAGCCGGCGGCGATGTTGGTGCCGGCGTCCTGCAAATCCCAGCGGGTGACTCCGAGGCGGGCATGGTTCCCCCGGCAGATCTGCATCACGCCGATGCACCCGTAGCGGTTGACGACCCACGGGTGGCAGCGTGACTCCCGCCAGAAGATCCGATCGAGCACCGGCCAGTGCTCGGCGGCGCCGGGCCAGTGCTCGACGGCGACCGGGTAGAGCTCGGGGCAGCGGGAACCGGGCGGGGCGACCAACTCCGGTTCCGGTTCGGGCTCGAGCACTCCGAGTCGTAGGGCGGGGGCGATGGCAGTCGCGTCGACCGGGACGGCATCCGCGTGGGCGACTTCGACGGCGCGCGGGTAGAGCAGGACGGCGACGGTGATGGCGGCGAGGACGGCTTTCACGGTGTCCCCGAGCCGTCGTTAGGGGGCAGGGTCCAAGTGAAGTCACCGCGACAGCGCGGGCACGTCATCGCCTTCGGCCCGCTCTTGCCGATGCTCGTCGCTGCTGGCTCGTAACCGCAGTCACCGCATCGCCAAGCGGAACGGGCGGGATGTCTGCCAGGTGCCCCAAAATCGGCGTTTGCGGGCATGGTCACGACTCCTCCGGTAGCTCGTCGAACAGTCCGGGGACGGCCTGGTCCTCCCCACCCCTTACAGGGGTGTGGGGTGGAGGACCCTTAGGCCCGGTTTCTGGTACTGACTGGTACGGGGGCGGTACTACCTGCGGCGATGCCTCACGCAGCGATGCGGTACGCGAGTCCTCGGTTTCCCCCGCGATCGAGTGGTTCAGATGGTTGGGTTTGAGGGTAGGGTCTCCAAGATGACTGAGATCGTCTGGTCCGAGCCGCCCAGCCCGAAACGCGGCGTCCATCGCGCCACGGTTGAGTTCGACGCCGTCGTCGCCCGACTGCGGGAACACCCCGGCGAGTGGGCGCTCGTGCGGGTTCATCACTCCCGCGACGGACGTGAGCCCTACCTGACCCGCGGGTGTGAGGTGCGGACGCACCGCCGCGCCGATGGGCTGATCGAGATCTACGCCCGCGACGTCTGACCGCTCACGCCGCCAACGCAGGGCATCGGCCACGATGTTGTTGGCTTTGCCGAGGCCTTCGGCGCGTAGGAGAGCCATCGCCCGACGGCGGGAGATCTCGATCGGCGCGTCGAGTCGGTCGAGCAGATCGGCCACCTCGGTCGTGCCGGTGAGGTAGGTCACCGAGCCGCTGTCCCACCGGTAGCCGAGCACGCCGTTGACGTCGGTCTGGCGTAGGACGATGCGCTCGTCCACCCACGAGACGCGCCGCTTCGTGGCCCGCAAGAGGAACTCGCCGTGGCCGCGTTCGGTCATCTCCCACACCACGTCGACGTCGTCGTTCTTGGCCGACGAGCCCCGCTGGCCGTTCTCGAGGTGCTTGCCGGCGTGGTCGATCCGCAGGAAGGCGACGCCCGCCATCTTGAGCAACTGGCCCGTCCATCGATACCAGGCCCGCACGGTGTCGGCTTTGTCCTCCTCGCCGTCCACCGCGCGCCCGAACGTGTCGATCACCACCAGGCGCGCACCGAGGCCCTTCGCCATGCCGACGACCGCCCGGCCACCTTCGGCGGTGTCGAGCGGCGCCAGCGACGGCAGGGAGGCGTAGTGGAGCCGTTTGAGCGCCTCGGGCTCGTCGTAACCCATGTCGACGAGCCGCTCGACGACGGTATCGAGCGTCATCTCGTAGTCCAGGTAGAGCACCTCGACCGCCTCCACTGGCCCGACGAGGCCGAGGCCGGTGGCGAGACCGGCCGCCATCCACAGGGCGAGCAGCGACTTGCCGGTGCCGCCCTTGGCGAACACGGCGACCGAGCCGGCGTCGGGCAACAGCGGCTCGGCGAGCCACCGGGCGGGATCGTCGCCCCGTCCGTAGGCCTCGACCCAGTCCACGAGCGGCGTCGGCCACTCGCCCTCCACGTGTCCGCTCGCCGCGGTCCGTCGGGATCGCAGCTCGTCGAAGAGGGCCAGCAGGTCGTCGGTCGTGGG